TCAGTCCTCTCCCGCGATGACCTGGGAGGCTGATCTTGCTGAAATCCAGCCTTTCCGGAGCTCGCGAAGCGCCGCCGCGCCCATATCGGGCTGGCCCTGCGCTCTCATTCTTTCCTGCAGTTTGTCGGCCGAGAAGCCCCCGCGGATGATCTGCCGCTCTTCCCGTCCGATTTCAATCATTTCAAAGGCGCCGATTCGCCCTGCGATGCCGCTCCCATGGCATTCCTCGCAGCCTTCTGCATCCATGACCGTCTCTCCCAGAAATTCCTGCGGGAGGGAAAGGTCGGCGAATTTTTCCTCCGTCAGCGTGACTTTCCTTTTGCAATGCGGGCAGAGGCGCCCGGGGATGCGCTGGGAAATAATCAGGGAGAGCGAATCCGCCAGAAGGTAGGGAGCGATACCCATGTCCATCAAACGGAGCGGCGCGGACGCTGCATTCACCGTGTGAAGCGTCGACAGGACGAGGTGTCCCGTCAGCGCGGCATGTACGGCGATTTCCGCCGTCTCCCTGTCGCGGATTTCCCCGACCATCAGAATATCCGGATCCTGGCGGACGATCGAGCGGAGGCCTTTTTCGAAGGTGAGCCCTGCTTTTTTATTCACCTGCATCTGCGTCACGCCCTCGATCCGGTACTCCACGGGATCCTCGATCGAGATGATATTCACCGAAGGGTCATTCAGGAGCCGGAGCGCCGCATAGAGCGTCGACGTCTTTCCCGAACCGGTCGGCCCGGTCGTGAGAATCATCCCTGATTTCCTTCTAAGGCACTTCATGAAAAGCTTTTCCTGGACATCCATCATCCCGAGATGGTTATTCTCTATGAAATCTACCTTCCCGGAGAGAATGCGGATGACGATCGTCTCGCCGTAGAGGGAGGGCAGCGTGGAAATGCGGAAATCATAGGAAACGCCGTCCACGGTTTCCGAATACGACCCGTCCTGCGGCAGCCGGCTCTCGGCGATGTCCATGCTCCCGACGACCTTGGCGCGCACGGATGTCGGCTTCTTCATCGCAAGCATCATCGTGAAGCGGTCGTACAGAATCCCATCCCGCCTGAAACGCACGCGGATGAAAGACTCCTGCGGCTCGATATGCACATCACTTACGCGCTCGCGGACCGCCGTGGTAAGGATCCGCCGCAGAGCCGCCTCCGCCGTCGGCGCACGCACTTCTTCCATAAGAACCTCCGAATAAGAATTACCAGAAAACCGAAAGGAAGGAAAATATATAACCAAGGCACAGCTCTGGGAAATCAAGCCTATTCTTAGAAACTGCACCTTTTGAAAACCATACAACCAGGGCACAGCCTTGGAGAAATCAACCCTATCCGCCCCTTTTTAGAAACTGCACCCCTTTCGCCCTTCGGGCACTTCCCTCCGTTGGGGGCAGCTTGCGATGAGAAATGAAAAATCAATGGTTTTGTTTTGAACTTATATAGGCACCTTCCCCGTCTGGGAAGGCGAGTCAAAGAAATTTCCTATATTATAACAAATATTAAGGAAAAAATCGCCGAGGGGCGGTCATGTGCGGATTTCCTCCCTTCTCCTGCGCCTTGGAGCAATTTTGTAAAAATAATTTTACACCCCCTTGCATTTTTGCTTTCCGTTTGTTATTATATTTAAGTCATATGGTTGAGAAAACCTGAGACACAGGGGCATAGCGCAATTGATAGAGCAACGGTCTCCAAAACCGTAGGTTGGGGGTTTGAGTCCCTCTGCCCCTGCCAATTTGGCCCAATAGCTCAGCTGGATAGAGCACTTGACTACGAATCAAGGTGTCGGGAGTTCGAATCTCTCTTGGGTCACCATACCATTCAAATTCGAACTCTTTACTCTTACAGGATTCTGCAGGAGTGGGAGTTCGTTTTTGTAATTATACTGAATTTCAATGTAGTCATCATAGACTATCACGCAGCGGACGAGCGATGAGAGCAGGATGCTCTTGTACTTGTCCGCTGTTTTTATTTTCTGGGCGATTGAGTAAAAGAAAAATTCAATATGCTTTTCCGTCAGCTTTGACTTACCGGATAATAATTCTTCGCGAGAAATGGCCTCATTTAGCTCTGTGAGGCGTTTCTCATACTCTTTAATATGATTTGTTATAGTGACGGAGATAAGACCGCTCTCGACCGCCTGCACGCAATTTTTAAGCTTTTTATTTATCTCTGCCGCCTGATTCTTCAGAGATTGAACGGTCAGAGATTCTTTTTGCTTCTTCTGCGCTTCGACTGCCTGCCGGGCGATTGCATGCACAGCTTCCTTACTGGACAAGATTCTGGTGGTAACAGAGCAAACAAGCTCTTCCAGTTTATCGGCTCTGATGTTCCTGGCTGTGCATCCGTCTTTCTTCAGGTGCTTCGTGCAGGCATAGTAGTAATAGGTATTTTTGTACTTCGACGTGCCGGATGTGCCGACCATGTTAGAACCACACTGGCCGCAGAAAAGTTTTCCGGTTAGAAGGAAATTTTCACTGCATACTTTCACATGATTATTCTTCCTGTACTGCAAGGTCTTCTGTACGGCTTCGAAGGTCTTTCTGTCAATGATTGCAGGAATAGCGTTCTCTTTCCGGATGTGGTTCCAGGTATAAGTGCCAATATACTTTTCATTCCGAAGAATGGTAGTTAGACTGCTTTTTCCAAAGGGGCGGCCGGTTGATGTGCGGCAGTTGGCGGCATTCAGCTCATTGATGATTCCGGTAGGCGTGCGGCCATCCAGCACCATCTGATAAATCCGCCTGACTATCTGCGCTCCGGCTTCATCAATGACCAGGTGATGACCTGCATCCAGGTTATAGCCTAACGGAACAAGGCCGCCTGACCACTTGCATTCCAGAGCATTTTCCGTCATTCCTCTCATTACATTTTCGGCCAGCTCGGCGCTGTAGTATTCAGCCATTCCTTCTATGACAGATTCAAGCAGAATGCCGGATGGATCGTCAGCAATATTTTCCATGGCACTGACAACATGCACACCATATTTTTTCAATTTATGCTTGTATTTGGCCGAATCGTATCTATTCCTGGCAAAGCGGTTCAGCTTGTATACCAGCACCACATCAAAGGCTTGTGTAGCTGCAGCCTGGATCATCATCTGGAACTCTGGCCGCTGGTCTGACCTTCCTGTCATTGCACGGTCTGCATAGGTATGAACAATTACCATATTGTTTTTCTTTGCGTAGTCCTCGCAGACACGAATCTGCCCTTCAATTGATTCCTCACGCTGGCGATCCGAAGAATAACGTGCATATAACACAGCTTTAATTGGTTGATTTGCTTCTTTTTTAGGCATAGTAAAAAGCTCCTTTTAATAGACAAAGGAGGCCGAAATGATATAATTAAATATATATAATCGACCTCCGAGCTGGTGGATTATATTATGCAGTAAGGTACTGGTAATGCCTGGCTGCACTCCCCTATCGTATCTCCAATGCGGTAGGGGATTTTTATTTAGTTTTCTTTGACTTTATAACGATGAATATAATTTTCAGGTAATGCCGGAGCAATCCCTTTTTCTATGATGGTGGCAATCAGATCCTTCTTCAATCCTTTAGTGGGCAGACCGGCATCAGCAAGGATTTTCTGCAATTCCGGTTTATGCAGTTTTTTCAGCTCAGTTTCATTGGAAGCGTCAACAAGGTGGGCATAATTTCCCGGATCCACGAAATCCCTTATAAAATCCTCTTTGGTATAGCTATCCGGCTTTTCGTCATACAAGTATTCATATGAAATTCCGCCTGCATAGACCTCTGCTTCATAAAGGACCGTTTTCACAAACAGGTCTTTTGATGGTCCAAATAAGGACTTCACAATAGGAATGGTTTTTCGCTTCATGGTATCCAGCATGATCAGCGCACAGGCCCTGGCATCAGATAATGAATCATGATGGTCAAGGCTTATGTTGAGATGTTTACATATGGTATCAAGCTTATGATTTGGCAAACCCCTATAGGTATATCTGGCACTTTGCAGGGTATCAGCAAAAAGCAGGGGATTATCCAGAGCAATGCCTTCCGTTTTCGCAGTATGCAGCAGGCAGCCCATATCAAATTGGGCATTATGCGCCACCAAAACATATCCTTTGATGAAATCATGAAAAGCAGATTCATAGAACTCTTTGAACGTCGGAGCGGTGCGGACCATTTCCCAGGTGATTCCATGGATCCGTGTGTTCGTGAATTTTATCTCAGGCGGTTTAATCAGGGAAGTGATGCTGTCTACAATCTTGCCATTCTCCCCCTTGACCGCAGAAATACTGCAGATTGAATAAGGCTGTGCATTGGCTGTTTCCACATCGAACGCCACGAAGCCGTCAATCGGAACTTTGTATTTATTGGACACAGGAAGGCTTACCCTGGCAAAACCATTGGATTCAGGAAGCCGGAACGGAGCCAGTTCTAATGACGTCATAGGAGCTTCTGCCTCAAGCTGCGCTCTCCGCTTCTCCTTTCTCTTATGAATGTAACGCCATACAACATAGATGATGATAATTAAAATCAAGCCACCCATAATTCCACCTTAATCCCCTTTCTTCAGCTGTATAAACTGCTTTGGAACTCCACGGCATCTTGCCAAATCATATAGAGAGCAGTCTCCATGATCTGCAAGGTATTCATCATTCAGAAGCAATTCCACAGCAAATTGATTGGCCACATGCTCTACCCTGCTGGCGTTAATGCTCATTGTGTATGTTTTCAGCCATTGCGTATTATCATCCGGAGTGCAAAGCGCATGCCCTAATTCATGTGCACAGACGAAGTTCAGTAAGTCAGAAGGCGTGCGCTTGTCATCAATAATAATAAATTTTGACCTTTTGTATTTTAAGTAGTTCCCTAGTTTTCCGCCTAAATCTCCATATATGATATGGATGTTTCTAGCCTCCGCCAGTGCAAACGGATCATCAGTTTTATATCGGTGGATCAGCTGGCGAACCTTCCGCTGTATTTCCATACTATTCAATCCTTCCGGTACTTTTTAGGCGTATATTTCTTCTTGGCCATCTTCTTGGCCTGGATCATGGCGGCCTTAATGGTGGCAGTGAATGCTTCAATGTCTTCAATGTCGGCGCCATCTTCATAGGCCGCGAAGGATACGGAGTTCATCATGTCTTCCAAATCGGATTCAATTTCACGTTCATCGCTGGCTGTAAGTTCCAAATCATTATCCTGCTTATCCCAACCCATGAGATAAGCCGTGGAAGTTCCTAAAGCTTTTGCAAAACTATCTAATGTAGAAATTGCGACATTGCTAATATTCCCTGCTTCGTAGCGCTGGACAGTTCCTTCACTTAGCCCAACTTTATTGGCTAATTCAAGAAGTGTCATGTTTTTTTCTTTTCTGACAGCCTTTATTCTTGCACCAATTTGTCGGTTAATTATATCTTTATCCATGATTTGCACCTCCCTGAAAAGATATTATCATAAATTTGTACAACGTGCAAGAAAACGTGCAAACAAGTCAAGAAATCTTGCATTACATGCTTGACAATTTAATATCCATAGGTTATTCTAATCGTAGAAAACTTGCATGGTATGCAAGTTAAAAAGGAGGTGATACTTATGAATCGGCAAAAGCTTAAAGGAAAACTCTATGAGGAAAATAAAACCTACAAGGATTTAGCAGACGTTCTTGGCAAGTCGGTAACGACTGTATCCAACAAAATGAATGGAGCAAGCGAATTTGATTGTGCCGAAGCTTGCATAATCAGTAAATGGCTTGCGCTTTCTCCCAAAGAAAGTATCGAAATTTTTTTGTTCTAAAACTTGTATAGTATGCAAGAAATTGAGCTATATAGCAGGTTTTTAAGGAAGTGAGCAGTAATGACAGAGTTACTTGATTACATCGCAAGATACGTCAATGAGCATGAGGCTGAATACCAGGAATGGCTAAAAGAGCAAAGGAGAAGCGAAACATGAATGAAATCCTGAATATCAACAATGTCCATGGATATCTGGACAAGAAAGATGGAACGGCATATCTGAATGCCGGAGATGTAGCGCGAGGACTTGGATTCACACAAGAAAAGAATGGTGTTGAATACGTCAGATGGGAAACCGTAAATGGATACCTTCGCGGATTCGGATTTTCCCAACATGTTGGGAAAGATGATTATCTCCCTGAAAACATGGTTTACCGGTTGGGTTTCAAGGCCAGCAATGAGGTGGCACAGAAGTTCCAGGCACTTCTTGCCGATGAAGTTATCCCTGCAATCAGAAAGCATGGTGCTTACATGACCGGCGAAACATTGGAAAAGGCATTAACTAGCCCCGATTTCCTGATTCGTCTTGCCACGGAATTGAAGACGGAAAAAGAAAAGAGACTTGCGGCAGAGAAGCAGGTCGAACTTGACCGTCCGAAAGTTGTCTTTGCCGATGCAGTGAATGTGTCTAAAGACGGAATGCTGATTGGAATGCTAGCAAAACTGCTCCATCAGAACGGCGTAGATATCGGGCAAAAACGGCTTTTCCAGTGGATGCGGGATAAGGGATATTTGATGAAGAATGGCACAGATAAGAACATGCCGACACAGAAGGCAAGAGAATTGGGATTGTTCAAGGTCAAAGAACGCACGATTGATAATCCGGACGGCTCTGTAAAACTCACACGCACAACACTTTGCACTGGGAAAGGACAGCAATACTTCATCAATAAGTTCTTGAACGGAAATCCCACAGTAACAGAGAGGTGGGAAAGAGAATGACCGAAGTGAAAATGCCGGGTGTCCCTGTTGCGTTAGCCGCACGAATCATGTGTAAAGGCAATGAATTTGTTCGTTGTCTTCTGCAAGCCGGAAGAGTGCCATGGGGGACGGCAACACATCCGGAAACACCTGGCGGACGCTGGAACTACTACATCTATCCGAACAAATTCGAAGAGTTTTTCGGGCTTCATTTAATGGATATCCCTGAATACGCCAATCTCTGGAGGGAATGCAATGAGACTGAAAAAGAAGGCTAAGGCACTCATTATTATCGCCGTAGCATGCGCGGGAATGGCTGTATACGCAAACAGAACGGAAACAAATCTGATTACCTATGAGAAAGAAGTGACCGCTGGAGATACGGTCTGGAGCATCTGCGCAAAGATTGCAACAGATGAAGATGACTTGAACAAACTCGTCTGGCAGACGATGAAAGACAATCACATCGAGGACGCCTCCGACCTCCAGCCAGGGCAGAAGATCATTGTGAATGTACAGAGAGCGAGGAAGTCATGAAAGAAACCGCGGACTCGCTCGCATTCTTTGTTATCAAGATGAAGAGGGAAGAAGAATGACAGACACAGAAAGGAAAGACCTCGAAGCAGAAATCTGTATGCTGAGGACGAGTATCTATGAGTTAGTTAGATATTACACCGAGGGAAGAGACAAAGACTTTCGTGAAGAAGTCAGAGCACTGGCAGGCATGGAATATGATATGCATGATGGACAGAAGTGCCTTGATTGGATAGACGGACTCATCTGCATGGTATACCCAAGCGATTCAGATTTCATCCCAATGTAAGGAGCAAAGTATGACACCAGAAGAGTTTCATAAGACAGACCTGACAGGCCGCAAGGTCGTATTCAGGAATCCACAAATACGGCATGGATGGATCGAGTCGATTTTCAAAGATGGCGCGATCATATGCCGCGTCGCATACCGGGGTAAGGACACAAAGAAACCTGTACCGAACGATGCGGAAATCGAGCGTTCCTATCAACCATGCCAGACATTCGAACTGGAAGAAGGTGGGTAAATGGGACGGCATCGTATTGATAAAGACGAGCTGCGCACGCATCCAGTTCTTACGTACATCAGCAAAACAAAGTACAGAAAGATTCAGAAAATCATGAATTTCCTTGACATTAGCGCAAGCGAGCTCGTAAACAGAGCACTTAGTAAGTATTTAGACAATTTCCCGGAGTAACTATGGGAGTAATCATGAAAGACACAGAAAGAGAAATCGAAAGAACAAGAAGATACCTGGAACGGCTTGTAAGAGTTTCATCCAGCCAGAGTGAACACTATCCTGCAAGCTCCTCGCTTGGAGGTTTCACGGCAGGAGAAGCGGAAATGGCGTTCAGGGTGTGGAACTGGTTCAATGCAAGATTTCCAGCAAATGAAAAGCGTCGAGATCTGGACCATCTCGACGCTGATGGGGATAAATAAGCCACTATTCCCACCAATATTATATCAAAAACAGAATAAAGGAGGAAATTATGCAGCTTTATCGTATCGCTAACGGAATCAAAAACTGCTTCAAGGTTGATGAAAACACAGTCGTCAACGGAGAGACGGGAGAAATCTTCGACGCTGATTATCTTGACCAGCTGAAGATGAAGAAGGAAGCGAAAGAACCATGTTCAAGACCCTGGATGAAGCAGAAGTGTTCATGAAGAGCATGGTCGGAAAGGCAGAAACCAATGGATAAGTGGGAAGGAGCTTGAAAACTGAAATGATTACAATCAACGAACTGCAGGTAGAGAACCTGAAAAGAATCAAGGCTGTAAAGCTGGAACCGAGTGCTTCGGGGCTTACAGTCATCGGCGGGAAGAACGGACAAGGCAAGACCTCCGTGCTGGATGCCATCGCCTGGGCCCTGGGCGGCGAGAAATTTCGTCCGGGGAATCCGGCACGGGGCGGAGCTTTAACCCCGCCGAACCTGCATGTTGAGCTGTCCAACGGCATTATCGTAGAACGGCGCGGACAGAACAGCAGCCTGAAGGTCATCGACTCGACCGGAAAGAAATCCGGCCAGCGTCTGCTGAATGAATTCATTTCCACCCTGGCGCTCGACCTGCCTGCATTTATGCACGCTTCTGAAAAGGAAAAGGCCGACACCCTGCTCCGGATCATCGGCGTAGGCGACAAGCTGATGGAAATGGACCGGAAGGAAGAACAGCTTTACAACCAGCGCAAGGAAGTGGGCCGCATTGCAGACAGGAAGAAGAAGGCCGCCGAGGAAATGCCGTTCTATCCGGATGTACCGAAGGAGCCCATCAGTGCAGCGGAACTGGTCAGACAGCAGCAGGAAATCCTTGCCCGGAACGGGATGAACGCCGAAAAACGGCATGACGCAAAACGGCTGCGGGAAGCGGCGAACATGGCGGAGAATGAGGTCATCGCGCTGGAACGCCGGTTGAAGATTGCCAGGGAGAATCTGGAGCGGGCGCAGGCGGATGCCGAAACGGCGGAGAAGAGCGCGGAGGACTTGCAGGACGAATCCACGTCGGAACTTGAAGAGAACCTGCGGAAGATTGACGAGCTGAACACGAAGATCCGGAGCAATGCCGCAAAGGAAGCCACGGAAATCGAAGCGGACAATCTTGTCCAGGAATATGACGACTTGTCCGACAAGATTAAGAATATTCGGGAGCAGCGGGATGCACTGCTGGATGCGGCGGACCTTCCTCTTCCGGGGCTGTCAGTGAAAGACGGGAAGCTCATCTATAAAGGGCAGCCATGGGACGGGATGTCAGGGGCGGAACAGCTCAAAGTGGCGGTAGCCATCATCCGGAAGCTGAACCCCGAGTGCGGTTTCGTCTTGATGGATAAGCTCGAACAGATGGACGTGGATACACTGCGGGAATTCGGGGCATGGCTCCAGCAGGAAGGCTTACAAGTCATCGCTACGAGAGTGTCCACGGGTGACGAGTGTTCCGTCATCATCGAGGACGGAATGGTTAAGTCTGATGATCCGGAAGCTCCGGCGGAAGAAATCCGTCAGAGAGCTCCGAAGTTTGTGAAAGGAGTGTTTTAAATGTTGAATGTAACATCGGGAATCGTAGCCAGACCGGTAAAGTGTTGTGTTTACGGCGTCGAAGGCATCGGGAAGAGTACATTTGCGAGCCAGTTTCCGGACCCGCTGTTCTTTGACCTGGACGGCGGTACTTCAAGGCTGGATGTCAAAAGAGTGACAGATACTCAGTCATGGCCGCAGCTCATGCAGGGTATTGAGGAAGTCTGGAAGAACTTGGGAACCTGCCGAACGCTGGTCATTGATACGGCAGATGCAGCCGAAAGGCTTTGCATTGGGTACCTGTGCGGGAAACACGGGAAAAAGGGGATAGAAGATTTCAGCTACGGCTCCGGCTACGCCTACCTTGTGGAAGAATTCGCCCGGTTCCTGCTGTCGCTGGAAACCTGCGTAACGCAGGGTGTCAATGTGGTGATCCTCGCCCATGCCATCCTGAAAACCATCACCTTACCGGAGGAAATGGGACAGTATGACCATTGGGAGCTGAAGCTTTCAACAAAGACCACGAACAAGGTCGCGCCGTTGGTTAAGGAATGGGCGGATATGCTGTTCTTCGCGAACTACGAGACGATGCTCGTCGAGGATGACAAGTCAAAGAAGAAGAAAGCCATGGGCGGCCGGAGGATGATGTGGACTTCCCATACCACCTTCGCGGATGCGAAGAACCGGTTCGGGCTTCCGGATAAGCTGCCATTTGAGTATGCGCAGATTGCAAAGTGCATCCCGAACGGGGCCGCTCCGGAGCCTGTACCGGAACCAGAACCGGCTCCGGCCGCAAAACAGGAGCCTGAACCGCCTAAGCCCGTAACCCCGGCTGCACTGGCACCCAAAAAGCCGGATCCTCCGACCAAGCATGAAGCCCTTCTCGAAAAAGTTCGGGCGTTGATGGCGCAGGCTGAAATGCCGGAGCGAACAGTCACGGAATCCATCGCAAAGAAGGGGTACTTCCCGAAAGATATGCCCATCGATGAGTACCCTGATGATTTCATCGAAGGCGTACTGATCGGCGCATGGGACCAGATTGTCAAGTTTATTGAGGATGAACACATCCCGTTTTAATCATTCATAAAGGAGATAAACACAATGGAAAGCACATTTAATAAATTCGGAACAGCACACGCAGATACCAGCGACAGGGTCATCGACTGGGACGAAGTCGTCACGGACAGCAGGAAGGAATATGTTCTCCTCCAGCCGGGAACGTACCCATTCAAAGTAACGAACTTTGAGCGCCGTCAGTACCACGGGTCCGAAAAGATGCCGCCATGCCCGCAGGCGGTGGTTACAGTTGCTATCGACGGCGGGGAGCAGGGTGAAGGCTCCTCCGTCGTAAACTTCTTTCTGACTGAAAGACAGAAGTGGAAACTGGCGCAGTTTTTCGTTTCCATCGGCATCCTTGAAAAAGGCGGCACCGGCAGAATGGACTGGACGAAGGTCGTAGGTGCCACCGGCATGTGCGAACTGGACAACCGCGAGTATAAAGACAACAAGTACAACGAAATCAAGAAATGGCTGGCACCGGAAAGCCATGAGCAGAAGTCCTCCGCAGGATATAAAGCTGGGACATTCTGACCATGGAATTAAGACCGTATCAGAGGGAAGCGGTCGCAGCGGTCAAGCAAGAGTGGAAGAAGGGTAAGCGCAAAACCCTTCTTGTCTTGCCTACGGGCACGGGGAAGACGATCGTCTTCGCAAATGTCGCCCGGAGTGAAGTCCGCTGTGGAAGGAAAGTACTGATTCTTGCACACAGAGACGAGCTGCTGCAGCAGGCGGAGGACAAGATCAAGACTGCAACGGGCTTGACGTGTGCCAAAGAGAAAGCAGGAGAAACGAGTATCGGAAGCTGGTACCGGGTAACGGTCGGCTCCGTGCAGACGATGATGCGGGACAAGCGGCTGAATCAGTTTCCGGCGGATGCCTTCGGTACCATCATCATCGACGAAGCCCACCACTGCCTGTCTGACAGTTACCAGCACGTGCTGCAGCATTTTCCGGAAGCCAATGTGCTGGGGGTGACTGCCACGCCGGAGCGGAACAATCTGCAATGCCTGGGCGAGTACTTCGATAGTCTTGCCTATGAATACACGCTTCCGCAAGCGGTCCGGGATGGGTACCTGTGCAAGATCAAAGCGCAGACCATCCCACTGCAGCTGGACCTGACCGGCGTGAAGATGTCAGCAGGGGACTATTCGGCAGGAGGACTGGGCACGGCGCTGGACCCGTATCTCGAGCAGATTGCGGAGGAAATGAAGAAATACTGCGCCGACCGGAAAACGGTAGTTTTCCTTCCCCTCGTAGCCACTGCCCGGAAGTTTAAGGCCATCCTGAACAAAGCGGGCTTCTGTGCGGCAGAGGTCAACGGACAGAGCCGGGACCGGGAAGAGGTCCTCCGGGACTTTGCCGACGGGAAGTATAACGTAATCTGCAATGCGATGCTGCTGACCGAAGGCTGGGACTGTCCATCAGTGGACTGCGTCATCATGCTTCGGCCTACCAAAATCCGCGCGATGTACTGTCAATGCATCGGCAGGGGAACGCGGCTGTCGCCGGGGAAGAAGGACCTGCTTATCCTGGACTTCCTCTGGCAGACAGCCCGGCACGACCTGTGCCGCCCTGCGTCCCTGATCTGCAAGTCGAAAGAGACGGCGGAAAAAGTCACCAAGAATCTGGAGGAATCCGGGGAAGCAGAGGACCTTGAGGAAGCGGAAGAACGGGCCTCGGAAGAAATCGTCATCCAGCGGGAGGAAGCCCTTGCCGAACAGCTCAAGGCCATGCGGGCAAGGAAGCGAAAGCTCGTAGATCCGATTCAATTCGAGCTGAGCATTCAGTCGGAGGACCTGTCGAACTACGTGCCCACGTTCGGGTGGGAAATGGCTCCGGCGACGGAGAAGCAGCTGGACCGGCTGGAAAAATTCGGAATCTATTCCGATGAAGTAGACAACGCCGGGAAGGCAAGTCTGCTCCTGGACAAGCTGGTGTCCCGGCAGAAGGCCGGACTGTCCACCCCGAAGCAAATCCGTTTCCTCGAAGGCCGGGCCTTCCGTCACGTAGGGGGATGGACATTCGGCCAGGCGCACAGCATGATTGGCCGCATCGCCAATAACAAATGGCATATCCCGCAGGGAGTAAACCCGGCGACGTATAGTCCGGATCCGGACCTCTTTTCGGGCGGTGATGACTGATGAACGAAAACTTCGACCTCCGGCCGCTTCTGGCAAAAATCGATCCGGCGTCATGCACTTATGATGAATGGCTCAATGTGGGCATGGCATTGAAGCATGAAGGCTATCCGATGGATGTCTGGGAAGCATGGTCCGCTTACGACGCGGCGCGTTTCAAAGACGGAGAATGCGCCCAGAAATGGGCAGGATTCAACGGCAGCACAACCCCTGTCACGGGGGCGACCATTACCCAGATGGCCAAGGAAAGGGGATGGCTGCCCCAACGGACACAGGAAGATAAGGCGCTCGACTGGGACAGTGCCATCACCGACGCCGCGCCCATCGTGGACAAGCACTACATGGAAGCGGCGAAAGAGATCCGGGAACCGGACCGCTGGGACCCCATCGCCGACATGCTCAATTATATGACGGCGGTATTCCGCCGGGATGACATCATTGCTGTCAGTATGCGGTCATTCGAGAAGCAGGATGATCCGGGGCGGTTCGTTCCGGATGTAGGAGATTTCCGGAATACGGCGGGGTACTACATCGACCGGCTTAAGAAGTACCGGCTCAAGGCTCAGCAAAAGGAAATCACGATTTCTGACGCCATTTCCTTCGCCATGGGGGACTACAACCCGCAGGCTGGAGCATGGATACGGTTCAATCCATTTGACGGGCAGGGCGTGAAGAACGCCAATGTGACAGATTTCCGGTTTGCGCTTGTGGAATCAGACAGCATGGAGCCGGGGATGCAGGAAGCACTGATCCGGGAACTGGAGCTTCCGGTGGCTGCTTTGGTGTATTCCGGTGGAAAGTCTGTCCATGCCATCGTCCATATCGATGCAGAGTCCATGGACGAATACAAGAAACGTGTACAGAATCTTTATCAAGTCTGCAAGAAGAATGGTTTGCAGGTCGACGATGCTGACCGAAACCCGTCCAGACTTTCCCGGCTCCCAGGAGTATGGAGAAAAGACCGGAAACAATTCCTCATCGCCACGAACATCGGGAAGCCTTCCTACGAAGAATGGGTGGAATGGGTGGAGGGACTCAACGACGATCTTCCGGATCCGGAGAGTTTGTCCAGCGTGTGGGACAACATGCCCGACCTGGCACCGGCTTTGATTGAAGGTGTGCTCAGAATGGGCCATAAACTGCTTTTAGCGGGCCCGTCAAAAGCAGGTAAGTCATTTGCCCTTATTGAGCTCTGCGTAGCCACAGCGGAGGGTTCGAAGTGGTTGCAGACGTTTCAGTGCCGAAGGGGCAATGTACTCTACTGCAATCTGGAGCTGGATCGGGCGTCCTGCCTGCACCGTTTTAAGGATGTGTATACGGCGCTGGGCATTGCTCCGGAGCATCTACGGAATATCGACATCTGGAACCTGCGAGGACAGGCGATCCCCATGGATAAGCTAGCGCCCAAGCTGATCCGCAGGGCGCAGAAGAAGAATTACGCGGCGGTCATCATCGATCCGATCTACAAAGTCATCACCGGCGATGAAAACAGCGCCGATCAGATGGCGCATTTCTGCAACCAATTTGACAAAATCGCTACCGAGCTGCACAGCGCTGTCATTTACTGCCATCACCATTCCAAAGGCGGGCAGGGGCTGAAAAGGTCCATTGACCGGTCCTCCGGTTCCGGTGTGTTCGCCCGCGACCCGGACGCCATCCTGGATATGATTCCGCTGGTGGTAGAATCAGAGCGTTCCGCCTTCGACGAGGAAGCAGACCGGGCGTCGGGTGCAGTCCCGGCTCCGGCGTTCCGGATCACCGGCACACTCCGTGAATTCCCGTCATTTCCTCCGATAAATCTGTGGTTTCGTTACCCTGTCCACAATGTGGACGATACGGGGCTTCTGAAAATGGCAGCCGAAGAGGGCAGCCTGATTGATATTCAGGCAAGGGGGCGGAAGGCGGTCAATGATGCAAAGAAAACGGAAAAGGAAAAGCGAGTTTCCGAACTGAACGACGCGTTCGACACGCTGTCCGACGGAGGCAAGCCGGTGGAACTGAAATCCGTAGCAGAGTACTTCGGTGTGTCGGAAAAGACAGTAAGAAGATATGTTCAGGCCAGTGATGATTTCCATATGGGGGAAGGGAAAATGTACAGGAAATAGGTTTTAATATTCTTCTAATAATCAGACTCACAGTTTATATATACAGTGTGTCTGTCCCAGAAAGGACGGTGTAGGGAAAGGGGGAAATGTGTGGCGAGTACGCTACGCCACACACATTCCCCTTCCTCCCCCTACTGGAAGAGTAAGGCAGGAAATGAGGTAATTTAATGGACACAAATAAACAAATTTCGTTTTTCATCCCTATGAGGATACCGACTAAGACGTTCCAGGCGAAGAAGCTCCGCACAGTCAAAGGCCGGGCGGTGCTCTATACGCCGCCTGAACTGGTGGAAATCAGGCAGAAATATATTTCCGCTCTAATACCTCATTCGCCTGCAGAGCCGGCAGAAGGGCCCATCTCCCTCTGCCTGATGTTCTGCTTCAAGGATAAGAAACATAACACGGGGACTCCAAAAACCACCAAGCCCGATTTTGACAATTTGGAGAAGGGGCTGGCAGACTGTATGACCGTGTGCGGCTTCTGGCAGGACGATTCCCAGATTTCCCTGCTGAGCTTATCGAAAAGCTATGAAGAACATGAAGGTGTTTTCATCAAAGTGGAGGAATTGAAGTCCAAATAGGAGGCGCGGCATGGGGAAAAGGGGCTTAGGCCAGGGCGTGGCAAAACATAAGGATCCTACCTTCGAGAAGGTGCTGGGGAATTTCCGGAGGGAAGCCAGGGAGCAGAAGGAAAAGAAGAAGGCCGCAGACGCCTTCAGCTGCATTAAAGCGCTCCGGTTCTATTTGAAAATGAATGGATATGAACCGGCGGACGATTTAGCCATCCGGGACGTTTACACTGGGCAGGTCTACCGGTCTGTTGTGTCGGAATCGAAGAGATCCAAGGCACCTAAATATTGATATTTCCATAGTCGTAATTTCAGGGGGCGGGATATGCCAGGGCAAAGCAGGAATCAGGATATACGAAAATTCTTCGATGCAATTATAAAGGCCATGTGAGAAAACATCATGGCCCGCAAAAATAAGATCCGTGTACGAGAAGTAAAAGCTTAACACGGGCAAGGCGGATCGTAAGAACTCCAGCCTTGCTTTCCATGTTTTTTATAAATGGGAGACGGAAAGACTAATGACGGTAAAGATATTTCTACAGAAAGTCAGACGGCAGAATGAAGTTATCCGGATGTATGAAAGAGAATTGAAAGACTTACGCATCCGGGCCGTGAACATTTCTAGCGGGGCGCTTGGTGAGAGGGTGCAGTCTAACCACCATGCATCTCTTGATGAAATCGTAGAGAAGATTGAGACTCAGGCGGATAAAGTGAATGAGGCATGGAGCACGTTTATGGAAGTCAGAGATCAGGCAGCATCACTTATCAATTCAGAACCGGATGAGTACAGGAGATGCGTCCTTTACAGATACTACATTCTCTGCCAGCCGTGGGAGCAAATTGCAGTGGAAATGCATTTTTCTCTGCGATGGGTGATGCGTCTTCACGGATGGGCTTTGAATGATTTAGAGAAAGAGTTCACTAAAATTCATGTAAGTTCCATAGAAAAGGGAGTATTATGATAGTGTGGAATTCGGGGATAAAGAATGTCACACCTCCTTAAAAGAAGCATGCGTCATGTCGATCAGGCGCATGCTTTTTACATGGGCGTTTCGTACAGAGGGAAGTACACCGGTCTCCAAAAACGAAAAGGTGGGCTCGAGACCTGCAGCGCCTCCATTCATTCTATTACCCCATAGGAAGTGAAAACCCCCATGCTTTTTTCATGCCCCTACTGTGGCCGGATGCACCCGGCTGGGTACGTTTGCCCAAAGAAGCCGAAGCACAAGTGGTATCGCAAAGTAAGAGGACAGAACGAAAGATTCAGAAGTTCAGCAGCATGGCAGAAGAAAAGGATTGAGGCACTTGAACGTGATCACTACCTTTGCCGCATCTGCTTTGAGGATGACCATGTTATCAACAATGCAGGGCTTCAGATTCATCACATCACATCACTTGATAGAGACTTTGAGCAGAGACTTGATACAAATAATTTAATTACATTGTGTCCAAAACATCATGAAGAAGCAGAACACGGCATCATTCCTGCCGACAGGCTCCGTGAGCTGGCGAAAATGTCCCCCCGGCTTCCGAAATTTGAGAGTTGACAATGGCCCTAGACCATACTGCCCTACCTCAATTCACACAAACTTTGATTTCTCAGGCGTTTTTTGGAAGGATTTATAATGCCAAACTATAAAATCACTCAGACAAAACTAAATAGAATGGCGAAAGAGATGCTTGAAACGGCCGATGCCTATGGGCTGACTGATGACTACCTCTTCATGACAACCTTCCGGAGATATACAACGCAGGTTGCGCTTGCGGAAGAGCTGCAGAAGAGCCTGGAAAAGGACGGCGTCCTTGTTACCAAGGAATATGTCAAAGGCCGGGCCAATATTTACACCCATCCCGGTATCAATTCCTATAACAGAGTGACCGATAGTGCAAACAAGACAGCACAGGCATTAAGTAAGATGCTGGAAGATGCCAGGAATAAAAAAGAAGAGGATCCTAAGAGCAAGGCCATGCAGGATCCTTTACTGAAGGCTTTAAAGGGCTGACGTGGCATGCCCAGTGAGTACATTAAGAACCATCCTGCCTATCGCTATGCCAAAGCTATTGTTTCCGGAGATTTCACCAGCATGGCCATCATTCCGGAAATAAAGGATATATATAAGCCTCCCACCTACGTCATCAAGCAATGCCGTGACTTCCTACAGGTTGCAGACGGGGAAAATCCTGATTTCTGCATCAATGAGCACAAATGCCGGCAGATTGACGGGCTTCTGAAGCTCTTAATCATGCCGCGCGGTCTGCAATTCGGTAAACCACTCTATGAATGCACGGTCAGCTATCAATGGCTGTTCTATGTAGCCGTTCTGGCTGAAGTGTATCGCTCTGATCCGGAAAAACGGCGCTATGAACGTGCGGTCCTTGAAATCTGCAGAAAGAATTTCAAGACCTACACGGTAGCGACCATTTTCATCATCCTCTTTCTTACGGAACCTCCATTTTCACAGTTTTTCAGTGTGGCACCGGACCGGGCACTATCAAAAGAGGTCAAGGAAGCCATACAGAATACGCTGTCGGTTTCCCCTCTTGTATACTATGACATGCATGGATTGAAGCGGTTCAAGCTGCTTCGTGACTGCATCAAATGCACGCTGACACAGACCACCTACACGCCTCTGGCTTATGCAGCAAACAGGTTTGATGGCCGTCTGCCAAACGTCTTCCTAGCCGATGAAGTTGGCGCTCTTCCAAATAATAGCGCAATTGAGGCCATGGCATCCGGACAGCTGAACATCAAAAACAAGCTGGGCTGCATCATTTCTACCAAATATCCCAAAGTAAATAACCCATTTGAATCAGAAGTCGCTTATTCGAAGCGTGTTCTTGACGGACAGGTGGAGGATCAGGCGATTTTTTCGTTGCTGTATGAACCGGATCCGGAAATTGCCAAGGAATGGATTACTAATCCATTGGCAATGGCCCAGGGAAATCCTGCAGGCATCGAGATTCAGGAAATTTGGGATGATTTGAAGAAAAAGCATGCCAGGGCGCTGAACATTGAAGCCACAAAGACGAATTTCCTCACGAAGCACTGCAACATTATGGCATCCGGCACATATGACGGAGAATCCTACATTTCATTGGAGGATTTGCGTCGCGGAAAGGTTACAGGCATCGACCTGCATGGCCGTGACGTCTATGTAGGCGTTGACCTTTCCATGACAAACGACAACACGGCGGTCAGCCTTGTGGCCTACGATGCCAAAACAGAGGCAGTTGACTGCATCCCCATGGTGTTCGTTCCGGCGGACAGAGTAGAGGAAAAAACCAGGGCAGAAAGGGTACCTTATGCCGAATACATTGCAGATGGTTACGTTGTGCCGTGCGGCGATAGGACCATTGATTACAAAGTGGTTGAAGATTATGTGTTCAGCCTAGAAGAAAGATATGGCTGCAAGGTCAAGGCTCTGGGGTTTGACCGGTACAACTGTCTAAGTTCAGCACAGAAGTGGGAAGAAGGCGGCATTGATACTGTGGAAGTGAAACAGCATTCCAGTGTGCTCCACTCCCCTACTAAATGGCTGGCAGAGCTTATTGCAGACGGTAAATTTCATTATGAATCAGGGAACAAGATGGTTGAAATCAACTTTGAAAATGCCAAATGCGTTTATGACACCAACATGAACCGATATGTAAATAAGAAGAAGTCTAACGGAAAAATAGATATTGTGGCAGCCACAATCAACGCCATGTATCTATTGGAGCAGGATGTTAAACTCAATACTCCAATAACATGGGGCGCACAATTTTAAGGAGGTGAACCAATGAGCTTACTAAGTTTTCTGGGATTTAAAAAAGAAGATGAAGAAAAGCGGTCTCTTGAAAATCCGGCTGAGACGCCTGCAGGATTGGCTGACCTTATCCAGGCAGATATCGACATGCGTGCCACCAGGGAAGAAGCTTTAACCCTTCCGGCTGTGGCATCCTGCCTGCAGTTTATTGCCGGTGCCGTTTCCGGAATGCCGGTAAGGCTGTATAGGAAGATGGAAGACGGCGGGAAAGAAGAGATTGATGACTACCGCACTCAGCTGCTGAACCGAGAAACCGGTGATACTTTGGACGCAGTGCAGTTCAAGCGGGCAATGGTAATAGATTACCTGTTAAACGGTGCCGGTTATGCTTTCGTGAACTGGAAGAGTAATAAAGTTCAGGCTATTAACTATGTTGCCTATGAAAATGTTTCCCCTGTAACCAATTCGGATCCTGTTTTCAAGGCGGTTAATTACTGGATTAACGGGCATCGCTATTATGATTACCAGATTTTACGCATTCTCAGGAACAGTGATGATGGAATGAAAGGCCACGGCATCCTGAAAGAGAACCAGGCACTTTTCTCCACCATGTTCAAGGCACTGAGATATGAGCACAGCACCATCGGATCAGGCGCTAAAAGAGGATTTTTAAAGTCCAGCAGGCATTTGGACAAAGATATTCTTAAAGCTCTCCGTCTGGCGTGGGCAAAACTATTTTCCGGGGATAACAGCGTGGTAGTGCTGAATGATGGACTTGATTTTCAGGAAATTGGCACAACAGCAACGGAAAACCAGCTGGTGGACAACAAAACCATCAATAATAACTCTGTTTATGCCATTTTCGGTATTCCCACAGGGCTTTTCAGTGATAATCCATCATCTGAAACCTATCTGCAGGCCATCCGGACAGCAGTTCTTCCGGTTGCCAGGGCGCTTGAAAATGCCTTGAACAAGTTTATGCTGCTGGAATCTGAGAAAGGAAGCCTGTTTTTCACACTGGACAGCAGCGCAATTACGGAAGCCGACACCATGACGCGGTATCAGTGCTATGAAATCGGCCTTAAAAATTCCTGGCTCACTGTGGATGATATCCGTAAACGTGAAAATATGCTGCCTGTTGGCATGGACTTTATCAAGCTGGGCCTTGATGCAGTGCTTTATAAGCCACAGACAGGCGAAATCTATACTCCGAACACCGGCGTGAAAGCCAACGTCAACGATGCGGCCGCGCCTCCTAAAGACAGCACTAATTTGAAAGGAGGTGGTAACGATGAAAGTGGAAATTCGCAGTGATAACACTGCAATTATCGAAGGGTATGTGAACGCTGTAGAAAGAATGTCCAGAACTCTGCATGATTATGACGGCAAAAACTTCCGGGAAGTGGTAAAAGCAGGCACCTTTGCCAAAGCGATTGCCACAAACCCGCATGTGAAGCTGTACTTTAATCATGAAAGAGCTATAGGCGGCATGGATGACGGCACCCTGGAGCTGAAAGAGGATAATATTGGTCTCTATGCAAGGGCGATTGTCAATGATCCGGACATTGTGCGGGAAGGCCGTGCAGGAAACCTATCCGGCTGGTCTTTTGGCTTCTGGATTAACCCCAACGGGGAAACATGGCGTGATGATGACCAGGACGGGCGCATCCGTGAGCTGACTGGCATCAGCCTGGATGAAGTATCTATTCTGGACGTCACTCCGGCATACTATGCAACTTCCATCAACATCCGTGATGAAAAGGCGGCACTGAGAGAAATTCGTGTAGTAGATGACAAGACGGATAGCGTTAATGACATCTACGGAGCTTTGGAGCGGAAAAAGAGACAGATTGAAATTTTAAAGATGGGTATTAAATAGGGAGGATAATCATGAATCTGAAAAAACTCATTGAAAAACGTAATGCTTTGGTAGATAAGCTGAATGAAATCGTTAAAAAGGCCGAAGATGAAACCCGCGCCATGAACGATGATGAAAATAAAGAATTTGACCAGGTTACTGCAGAAATCCGTGCACTGGATGCAACCATTGAAAAAATCAGGTCTGCAATGTCTGTCAATAAATCTCAGGAACCGGAAGAACCGGCTGTAAAAAAGGCTGAAAAGAACAAAGAACGTGCTTTTGCCGCCTACATCCGTGGCAACCTGGAAGAATGCCGCGCTTCCGGTGACATGACCCAAACCGATAACGGTGCAGTCATTCCTAAGACCATTGCAAAAAAGATCATTGAACTGGTAAAAGATATCTGCCCAATCTACGCACTGGCTACCAAGTTCAACATAAAAGGAGATCTTGTATTCCCCAAATTTGATGATTCCAATGTCCCCACTGCTTCCTATGCAGAAGAATTCACTGCACTGACTTCTAAGAGCGGCACTTTCAGCGGTATCACTCTGAAAGGCTACCTTGTTGGCGCACTCACCAAGGTTTCTGTTTCCCTGATTAACAACACTGAATTCGACCTGACTGCTTATGTAGTCAATAAGATTGCTGAAGCTGTAGCAGAATTCCTTGAAAAACAGCTGCTTGTTGGCACTGATGGCAAGATGACCGGTCTGGCATCCTGCACCCAGAGCGTTACTTCCGCTGCTGCAACTGCCATCACTGCTGATGAACTGATTGACCTTCAGATGAGCGTTAAACAGAGATTCCAGAACAATTGCGCATGGATCATGAACACCAACACCTTCAAGGCTATTCGCAAGCTGAAAAACTCTGAAGGTGATTACCTGATGAATCGTGACCTCACCAATGAATTCTCCTGGGACCTTCTGGGCAGACCTGTATACATCTCTGACGCTATGCCGGATATTGCAGCCAGCGCTATTCCTGTATTCTACGGTGATTACTCCGGCCTCTATGTAAAACTGGCTGAAGGCATCAATGTTCAGGTGCTGAAGGAACGCTATGCAGAAGAACACGTTGTTGGTGTCATTGCATGGACTGAAATCGACAGCAAGATTGTGGAAGAACAGAAGATTGCTAAACTTACCATGAAATCCGCTTGATTTGAGGTGACCTGTCATGAAAATTAAGGCATTGCTTAGCTTCACCGGGGCTGTCACCATGCATCCCGGTGAAGAACGAACAGTAAGTGATAAGATCGGAAAGGACCTTGTCCAGGCCGGTCTTGCTATCAAGCTGGATGAGCCAGAGGAACCCAAGACAGAGGAAACCAAAGCAGTGAAAAAGCCTCTAAAGGAGAAAGCTGCAAAGGAGGCGTGACGTATGAAAGTATCGGAACTGACCGTTGACTTCCTGCAGGAATACGTTCGTGCGGATGGCAGCGCCGCCACGATGCTTGAACCGATGCTTGCCGCTGCCATTCATTACGTCATGACTTACACCGGACTGACGAAAGCACAGCTGGATGATTATGAAGACATTACCTTGGCGGTGATGGCTCTTGTGGCCGACATGTTCGACGTGCGCCAGTACACTGTGACTAACGCAGAGGTGAATCCTACGGTGAAATCCATCCTTGACCAGCATAGTTATACAGGGCTGGAAGGAGGCATTGACTATGTATCGGAAAGTAGCACCTAACCTGTCATCCATTCTGAACCGGAAGATAGAAATCTATCAGCCTGTACAGGGGGATGAGAACGAGCTGGGCCAGCGTGATATCGCTGAAAAGCTCATTGATACTGTCTATGCCGCCATTGTTCCGCAAACCGGCACCATGCTCCATGGCCGTGCGGCCGATACGGTTCTTACCCGCGTCACGCATAAATTCATTATTCGTTATCGTTCTGACCTCACGACTGATATGTATATCAGATACGGAGGCCAGCGGTACGACATCATTTATCTTTTGGATCCATACGCCAATCATGAGCGTTTGGAGATTTTCACGGAGGGGATTATTCAATGATTGAGATGCATTTTGACTTGCATGAACTCACGAAGTTGAGTGATGACTTCCTGGAAGCGGCAAAAGAGAAATTCCCACGGAAGACAAAGAACTTCATGGGCAGGGCAGGAAACCGGATGAGAACAAGAGCAAGAGCCGCCTACAAATCGGATATTAAACATTCCAAAACAGGGAATCTGGTGCGTGGCCTTTCCCGTGGGCGGCCTTACATCTATGGAAAAGATGAGTTTTCCGTACGTGTCATAAACAAAGCTCCTCATGCCCACTTGTTTGAGCATGGGCATGTGCTTTGGGCGCATCCGCCAGGTGCTAAACATGCAATCAAGACGAATAGGATGGTTGAAGGACGGCACACTATGGCCCATACAGAAAAAGCCTTCCAGGAAGAATATGAAGGGATGGTTGATGAGTTCGTTGACCATCTCTTACAGGAAGGTGAAATCTTATGAGCTTAGTTACTCCGGCGGAGGTCATCGCCAGATTCACCAAGATATTGCAGGGCGCTTTCCCTGATGTTCCGGTACAGAATACCGACATCACTGAAGGATTCAAAAGACCCTGCTTTTTCCTTGACCTGGAAGGCGTCGATACAGGCCGTGTAGGCACCTATTATGAAGATGGGCTGTCTTTCCGGCTTTACTACTTTGCGGCTGACACCTACAAAGGTTTCGTTGACTTACTGAAGAAACGGGATGCCATCATACAGCTGCTGCAGGACACTACACGGCTGGATCCAGATGAAAATTCCGAAAAATATGGTTTCGTAATTCAAGCTGATGATACGATCCGGAGCGACATCAATCAGGCTGACAAGGTTTTACAGATTGCTTTTACTGTAGACCTTGTACAGGATGATAACAGACTGCCGGATGCGGACCTTATCGAAGACCTGGAATTCAAACCATCTGTTGTGCCATCTACAGATACGGGCCGTTCTTCTACTGAAGATTCTTCTGAATCTGATGAGGAAGAAGATAAAACCTATAAAGTAGATGAATTGTGAAAGGAGTAAATTAGATGGGACTGCCAACAATTGAAGTTGTGTTCAAGCAGCTGGCCGTTTCTGCAATTAAGCGTTCTGAGCGCGGTATTGCGGCTATCATCATCAGAGATGATACGCTGAGTCAAACGGACATCACGAAAAAAACCTACAGATCCAGTATGGATCTTGATTCTAAGAGCTATACCGAAGCCAACCTGAAAATCCTTGAACGGTGCTTCCTGGTTGCGGTGAATAAGGTTGTAGTCATTTCTCTTCCTCCTGCAGGGGATTTCAAGGATGCGCTGAAGATCCTTGATAAAATCAAATACAACTACGTCTGCACCACTGATGCCGCAAGCCAGCAGGCTCTTGCAAGCTACGTTGTAGACTACAATGCCACCGCCAAAGGCATGATGAAGCATACAGTTTGCATTGTCTACGATGCGACTACTGCTGATTCCAAGTATGTAATCAACGTAAAAAATGCTACGGTTACTGAAATTCAGACTGCCAGCGATGGCACCAAGAGCAATGTTTCCGTGGCCATGAATGAATATCTGCCGCGTCTGTGTGCTATTCTGGCTAATCTGCCAATGAATCGGTCCTGTACTTCCTACGTGCTGGAAGATCTGGCCGATTGTGCGGATGTGGCCACAGATGATACAGACCTTGACGGCTGGATTGATAAAGGTTACTTCTGCCTGTATGTGGATGACGATGAAGTCAAGATTGCAAGAGGCGTCAACAGCCTTACCACATTCACTTCCACTGATACGGAAGACATGAGCCACATCATCATTGTGGAATCCATGAACCTGATCATTGAAGATATCGCTACCACCTTCAAGCAGAAATACCAGGGCAAATACAAGAATTATCTGTCTAACCAAAAGCTCTTCATTGACGCGGTTGATGCTTATTTCAAGGAACTGGAAAAGGAAGAAATTCTGGATCCGGATTATACCGGCAACGATGATGCAGATACCACAGGCAATGAAGCCTACATTGATGTAGAAGCCCAGAGGAATGCCTGGCTGGCTGTTGGTAAGACTGCTGCAACTGACTGGACTAACGATAAAGTAAGAAGCATGGCATTCAAGACCACAGTCTTCCTGGCTGCCACGGTCAAGATTCTGGATGCTATCGAAGATCTGAAATTCGTCATTACTATGGAATAAGGAGGTGGCATAAATGGATAAAGGTGTAACAAATAAAATCATCCGCGGCACTAATGGCCGACTTTGGATGAATGACAAGCTTCTGGCCAATGTCAAAAGCTTTGAATGCAAGCTGAAACTGAATTATGAAGACATCGATGAGAACGGGAACCCCATCCAGCAGCGCCGCTATACAGGTGCCTCTATCGAAGGTACTATGGTACTGCATAAGGTTGATTCCTATGTGCTGAAGCTGATGAAAGATGCAGTTCTGTCCATGGACATGCCTGACATCAATATGGTGGCTAAGGTTTCTGATTCATCCGTAACCGGCATGGAACGTGTGAAGCTGTCCAACGTCACTTTTGATGAAGTAGGCATGGCAAGCTTCGAAAACGCAAAAGTCGGTGAAGAATCTATTCCTTTCCGCGCTGGCGGCTATGTACCGACTGATACCATCGATGACTTTAATTAACAACAAGGCGGGCTAAACCCCGCCTTGCACTAATTTTTGGAGGATTAGCCGGATATGGAATTTAAAAAAGCAACTCTTGAAGAGCTTCTGAAACGGAAAATGCAGAGTGAGAACGATAGGAATGCCTTCTTCCCCATTGAAAGCAAAATCGGTCTGACTTTCATGGTGCAGAAACTCCCAATTGATAAAGTCATTGACATGTTTGATGACCTCAATGTCATCAATGGCAAGACATCTACAAGGGAAAGTTTTGAAGGGGCCGTCAAGATTATCTACGAATCCGTCCCAATGCTGCATGATGAAAAACTTAGAAACGGGCTGGCTGAACCATATGATGTGGTTCCCGCGGTTTTTGGGGATAACATTGAAGCCATTGTAGACTTTGCTCAGGCAATCATTGAAAAGTTCTATGTTGGAGCAGAAAGTGCAGTTCAAGAAATAAAAAACTGATGAAGCGTGACCACGAGTTACTTGTAATTCGTTACTACATAGAACGTGGCCACAGCATTCATGAACTTGAATCTCTCACTCCCATGGAATGGCTTTTCTACCAGCTCCATGTGGACTTGATGGCTGAAGATCAAGAGAGAATAACTAACGGGAAAGGAGGGTAAGGCATGGCAAGAGGCATCAACGTTCTTCTGACACTGGTAGATAAGTTTTCACAGCCGCTTAAAAAGGTGGCCGGTGAAACTAAACAGGCTACCAGGCAGATTAAAAATGCCCAGAATATGGTCAATAAATTTGCCGGTGGTGCGAACGAAAAGTTCCTGTCACTTGCCGGATCCGTGGCTAAAATCGGTATGGGTATTGCGGCCATTGGCACTGGACTTGCCATAGCGGGCGCCAAAAACTTTGCTGATGAAGCCATAGAGAAGGCAAATGCTCAGGTGGCCGCTGAGACCAAACTGGTAACGATTCTGGGAGATGTCAGATCTATTCAGGAGCAAGGTGCCGGAGCGGCTGAACGGGCGGCTAAGTCTCTGGGAGAATATGCATCCCAATTGCAGACTGTCGGCGTTGTTGGCGATGAAGTTACCCTTGCCGGCATGGCACAGCTGGGAACTTTCCAGATGACGGAAGACCAGATAAAGACCGTTTCTGACGGTATGCTTGACCTGCTGGTCAATCAGAAAGGCCTCAACGCCACGCAGGAAGATGCGGTGAACGTGGCCAACATGATTGGTAAAGTCATGATGGGCAATGTTGGCGCACTTCAGCGTGTAGGTATCTCCCTGGATGATTACCAGGAGGGCATCATTAAGACCGGCACGGCCGATGAACGCGCCGCCATGATTGCAGAAGTCCTTGCCCAGAACGTCGGCGGCGTCAATGAGGCCATGAGAAAGACAGATGCAGGCAAAGCCGCGGCCATCATGAATGACTACGGCGACATGCAGGAAGAAGTCGGTAAACGGCTGAACAAGGTTCGTACAGGCATCATGACTGCCTTTGCAGGAATGATTACACCATTAGGAAATGCCCTGGCTCCGATCATGGACCAGCTTGTAGTAAAGGTGGATGAAGCACTGCCGGCTATTCAGGAATTCGCTAATAACCTTGCGGCGGCGCTGCCAGGAATCATTGAAAGTGTTGGTAATGGAATCAGCTTTCTTGTTCAGCACATTCAGGATTTCATTGGCATCGCCAAAACTGTTGCTCCGGTCATTGCCGGTATAGCAACAGGATTTGCGGCGTTCAATGTGATTAGCGGCGTCATCAGTAAAATTCAGATGCTGAGGACACTTCTCAACGGCATCCAGCTTGCCGGCGGTGTTGTCCAATTCGCCGCACTCTTGAATCCGATAGGATTAGTTGCGGCCGCTATCGGCGTGTTGGCTGTAGCATTCTACACACTTTATACACAGTCTGAGCCTTTTAGGAATGCAGTGAATGATCTGGCATCTCAGCTACTGGCCTTGGGAGAGCTTGTTGCCGGTTTCCTGGCACCTGTTTTTGAAGTCCAGTTTGCAATTATTTCTTCTGTAGTAGAAACAGCTGTGGATGTAATAGGCGGAGTACTGACAAATGTAGTCAATGTGCTGTCTAATCTCATCGGTTTCATTGTGAATGTGTTTACCGGAAACTGGCAGGGAGCATGGCAGAATGTGGTGAACATCTTCCAGGGAATCTTTGACACACTGGCAAGTATTGCGGCCGCTCCACTTAATTTCATCATCGGCCTGGTGGATAAAATCGCCAGCAAGGTAAGCTCTATACACCTTCCTTCCTTTGGTGGTGGCGGGGACACTGGCGGCGGTGAAAGTGAAGACAATAATGCCTTGGGCACCACTTACTTCCGTGGAGGTCCTACCATGGTTAATGAAAATGGCGGCGAGCTAATTACACTTCCATCCGGAAGCCAGATCATGCCGCACCGGGAACTGCTGCAGCTAATCAACAATGGTGGAAGTGGTGACGGCGTAACAGTAAATCTATCTGTCCAGGGCAATGTGATTGGAAACCAGGACTACATGAGACAGACCGGTGAATATATCGCGGCCAAAGTCCGTGACGCATTGAGGAACAGCTAGGAGGTGGGAAAATGAGCTTACTGACTGATATACTGCTTCATTATACGGGCTCTTCATACAGTGATTTGACCTCCGCGCTGAAATCCCGCATCAATATTGTGCTGAAGGTGGATAACACCACAGACAGCATTGTCTTCCCTGTTGTTCCAGGCGATTTTCCGGATATGAACAGCCCACAGGATAATGACACCTTTGAAGCCGTGACCGGTGACATTAATGTCATTGGTGCTCCTAAGCTTCGAACATTATCATTTTCCAGCATCTTCCCTGTTAATAAGAACTATCCATTCATCCGTGCACAGGCCAGTTACAAAAATGGGTGGGAGTATGTGAACTGGATTGAGAAATATCGCCGCTATGGCGTGGTGTTCCGCTTGATGTTCGTTGAAACATTCGGAGCGGTAAAGCTGGATATGCTCTGCACTATCGACAATTTCGTATACCATCAGGAAAAGAACAACGATATCAAATTCCAGATTGATTTCCGCGAGTACAAGAAGCCGCCGGTAAATATTGCAGCCAGCCAGGCATCTGAAGGAGTGATTGAATGAATAACTTCAAACTGACCTACTCCTACAATGGCACAACGAAAGATATTACCGGCATCACAAGCAACTATACCCGTGGAGACCAGATTGACCAGTTAGGTGAAGAATTCGATTTCGACCTGATTGATAATCCGCTTGATGTGAATTACCAGGGGAACCGGTTGGAGTTCGGCGGGAAAATCTGCTTCGAAAACAACGGTAAGGCAGTCTATACCGGAATCATTGAAGAAGAATCAAGGGAAGGGCTGTCAAAGTACAAATACAAAGCATATGATTACGCATGGTTCCTGAATAAAGACCAGGTATTTGTGCAGCTGGTGGACTGTACTGCATCTGATGCTATTCGAAGGATCTGTGACCAGAAGGGCATTGAAATCGGAGAAATAGCAGAAATGAATACGGTCATCAACAAGGTCTATAACGGAGATGAAGTTTCCAAAGCGCTGAAGGATATCATTGCTCAGGAAACAGATGCCACCGGCATTGAATACCGGATGGAAGTCCGGATAGATAAGCTATATATCACAAAGCGGGATGACCTGAAGATTACTGCTACCTATCAGCTGGCACCCAATGAACAGCCTTTTGATATTACTGGCGTTATTGGAGACTACCAGGCAGACAGTAGCGTGAAGGATATCGTCACGAAGGTTGTTGTCACATCTGGGAAGGAAAAGGATGTGGCCGTTGTAGCCACTGCTGAGAATGAGGATGCTGCCAAAGTCTATGGTGAAATTGTCCATTATGAAAAGGTTACGGACAAAGAAAAAGACGATGCCCAGAAGATTGCAGACAAGAAGTTGAAAAAGCTCTGCAGGAAAAAAATCAGCAAGCGTCTGAAGCTTTTCGGATCCGATGAAGTCAGATCCAGCAGGGTTCTCACGTTCAACAGTGAAGAGCTGGGCCTTATTGGTGACTTCCTGGTAATTTCTGCCAGTCATACCTATGACAACATCAATCATTTTATGATGTTAGAAATCCAGTCTACAAAAGACAATCAGGAAGGGGCGGTGTAAATGGCTGCGGATACCTGGGCCCAGGAGATGGCCAATCAGTTCAAAAAGCGGGACAATCCAAGACCTATCAGCAACTGCATCGGCCTGATTCTTCAGACCGGTGATGACTGGAAGGTTTCCATACAGAATGGTGCCTACATCATCGACAAGAAAAATGGCTACATCTGCCGGCACATCCTGCAGAGAGCCAGTGATTTTACGATTGATTCTGAAAGCCAGAGCGGCAGTCTGACAACCGGCAGCTGCACCGGCGGCTATAAGCACAGTGGAAGCAGCTATTCCACATCTAACACAGCCACAGGCCATGTCACACTGCATCCGATTGATGACTGGAAGCCTGGAAATAAAGTGATGGTAGCTCCAACAGCGGACAACCAGCGCTTCTTTATTGTGGATATCATCGTGTAGGAGGTGTGATTTATGTTTCCCTCCGATATTGATCTGAACGATTTGACCGCCGCTGTTTCTACAACCGATGCAAACAGCAGCACATCCGCGGCGACAACAGGGGTAACGACTTTAGGCCGGAGCCCATATTTTGATTATAAGAAAAAAGAATTCGTGATTAACTCCGGATTTAACCGTGAATGCACGCTGACAGAAAGCATCGAGCAGCATATCCGGCTGTTCATCAACACTATCAAAAACAAGTATGCCATTTATGATAAATGTTTTGGAGTTGATACTGATGGTCTTGTAGGCTATCGGCTGCCCAGATCCGTAGCCATTGCTACGATTAAGCAGCAGATTTCTGATGATTTACTGAAAACCTGTCCGGTAATCAAAGAAACAAAGGACTGGACGTTCTCAGGTGAATCCGGTGTATTTAGCTTCACAGCAGTCATGAATGATGGTGTAGAGGTGGTGATTTCAGAAAATGTATACGATTAACCAGATTCACAATACAATTCTCCAGGGAGTTCCGGATGACTACCAAAAAGCGGAAGGCTTCCCCACTTATGACATTACCCGTGGTGTTTCCTTTGGGCAGTTTCAATTGTGGAAGAAAGCCTTCCTGGTGGAAGAAAAGCAAAATGTAGATAATCTGGAAGGTACTGAGCTGGATTCATGGTGTGCACAGCGTGTCGGCCTAACCAGAAACAGTGCTGTAAAAGCAAAAGCAGTCATTCAGATTGTTTCCGGCGGCGGGCGAATCGTTGCCGGTGACTTGTTTGAAACGGTTGACGGCATCCAGTTCGAATCTACAGAAACCAAAACAGTCGCTCAGGGAGATACCTTCAATGTGCAGGCTGTAGTTTCCGGCACAAGTGGAAATGTGGCCGCTAATACCATCACTCAGATTCCCGTCACCATCAATGGTATCGGTTCTGTTACTAATCCGGATCCGGCAGAAGGCGGCTATTCAGAAGAGACGGATGATGAATTCCGTACACGCTATTATGAAAAGCTACAGATTCCTGCTACATGCGGGAACAAATATCATTACCTGGCATGGGCAAAAGCTGTTGATGGCGTGGGCAATGCGCGTGTGTTTCCCTGCTGGAATGGCCGTAACACTGTGAAAGTGGTCATCATAGGAAATGATAATAAACCGGCATCTGACAGTCTGGTGCAGGCCGTCCAGGAATATATCGATCCAGGCAAAACCGGATACGGGGAAGGCCAGGCTCCTGTAGGTGCGGTATGCACAGTGAAATCGGCTGACACGGTATCGGTCACGGTATCGGTCACGGTATCGGTTTCTACATCTGAAGATCTTGCAACTATCAAAGAAAATGTGACCAAAGCGATTGAATCCTACATCAGCTCCCAGGCATTCGCCGCCGGTGACAGTGAAACGGACTATATCAGCTATGCACAAATCGGTGCGGCCATCATCGGAACTACCGGTGTACTTGACTATTCGGATTTGAAAGTGAACGGCGGTACATCAAATATCGTCATTCCAAAGGAATCCGTGGCCGTGTTAGGTGGTGTAACCTATGCTGACTAAAACCATGCTCAAAGCACTGCATGCCTGGTATAGAGGCGACAAATGGGTAAAAGCTTTATATGATGCCATAGATTCTGACATGATTTCCGTTGATAGTAAGCTGATGCAGGACTACTACAACCTCTTCTTCGACAAGCTGGATGAAGATGGCTGCAAAGTGCTGGAAAAAGATCTGGGACTGCATCCGACCAAAGGTGCCACGCTGGACATGCGACGGAGTGATATTCAAATAAACTGGCTGGCAAAGCAGTTTGCATCCATGCCGGCTATCCAGCAGTTTTGTGATGGAATCTACAATGGAGACTGCACAGCTGAGTATGACGGTGATGCTACAATCACGTATGCTTTCCATCATTACATGGAACCGGCTCCTTATACGGATGCCCTAGTAGCTTCTGTAGACCGCATCAAACCAGCACACATTGATTACAAGTTCCGCTATGACTATAACGTCTGGCGGGACTATTACTATCCGCTGTTCTGGTCCAATGTAAAAGAAAAGACGTGGACAACAGAAGCAGGAATGATATGGTCTGATAACTATGCACTCCGGCATAACTGGTCATATATGAAGACCAGAACCTGGAAAGAAACCATGATTAAAGATGTTGACTAATAGGAGGAACAGAAATGGCAACAAGAACAAGTTACCTCAACTTGATTAAACCTGACTACACTGATGCTGCAGATATTGCAGATATCAATGCCAATATGGATACACTTGATAATACTATTCAAGGTCTCGATGAAACCGGCTCTAAATCTTTGACAGCACACAATAATGCAACAAATGCACATAGTGCGATGCAAGCAATAATTTCTGATACATTGGCTCCAACCGCAGACTTGAATACCATCCGTAATTTGCTCAGCAATCTGGGCAACAGAATCAAAGCAGCTACCGGGGCCGATGGATGGAAAAGAGATCCAGCAACTACGCTGGCTTCACTCGCAACATTAGTCTCTAATCTATCGAGCGGCTCTGATGTTACCTGGTCCGGAACGAAATTCACAAACGCCAAATTGGGGATTTCTGGAGTTATCGCTCAAGATGGGTATATTTATTTCGGTCCAAACTTTGGCAGGCTAATTATACAGTGGGGACATGCAATGACTAAGAATGGATATTACCGTACAGCTAATTTCCCAATTGCTTTTCCTACAGCGGTCTTTATGGCCTTGGCAATAATGGGAGCATTAGAAAATGATGAAACCGTATATGGGTGCGTATGGAATTATGAGGAGACCACTAAATCAACCTTACAATTTAGAACTACAGATTTATTGGGAAACCCATGGTTTATCGCAGTTGGAAAGTAAACAGTGGATAAATCCGTCAATGTCGAGCGGTGCATATTATGGTGATTTTTCTTTGCCGATTGCTTTTAGTAATAAAATTTTCGGGTGCTATGCGATGGATATAATTGGCGGATCAAGTTCTGACAAAATGACAGAGGCTTCATTCTCTTGGGTACAAGGAGATTCTACAGGGAGGAATTTCTATGGACTTTGTTGTAGTCTGCTGCATAAATCTCCGCTTCTACCTGAGTCGCAAAGTATTCAACCGGCTTCTGCCTGCCATGCTCAGACACTACAAAGACAAAATGCCGCCTCCGGCGGCCAGTGAGATGCTTAATTGATCCATACCCGTTTGGTTTTCGCATGTTATCAATCCTTTCAGGAGGTAAAAAATGAAAGACTACTTAATTAAGTTTAACAGTGACGGACGAAGAGGCACCACATATGCCGACGGTGTTCATTATTTCGTACAGTCTGATGGCGCTGTGAAAGATGGCAGTGTGAAGGTAGCGGATTTACTGGCAGATGGCTATGTATTCGTGGATCAGGCCAACTATAACAATCTGCTGGGCAATAATACCGATAGAAAAGAATACTGCAGACAGTCAGATGGTACATTTGCTCCGTATGTAGCACCGGAACCGACAGAAGAAGAAAAGAAGGCCGCTGAAAAGGCTTCTCTGGCTTCTGCGTACGAAGCGAATAAATCTGAAATGCTCAGTGCTCTGCAGGCAGCTCAACTTGCCGGGAATACTGAAGCAGTGGTAAGTATCCAGCAGGACTATAAAGACATGACCGAAGCATATAAAGCAGCAGTAGAGGAGGTAGGTTAATATGGCATTCTGGAAAAAGAAAAAATATTGCAATTTCTGTGGCAGTGAATTGAAAGCGGACGGCTCTTGCAGCAATGAAAAGTGCATCGCTTACAAAGAGACAGAATCTAGTGAAACGGGAAGCACAACCGATAGTAAAACCGAAAGCAAAGAAGGATGATGCTGATGGACAGCGTTACTATCCTGCTTTCAGGGCTGTCATCCCTGCTTACGGGAATTCTCCTATATAAGTTTCGTGAACGTAACGAGGCCGATAAAAAAGCTCTTGAAGAGCAGCGGAAGAAACAGGAAGCTCTGGCAATGGGCGTGGTGGCCATGTTACGAGACCGGTTAATTGACACTATGGATTATCACATCAAAGCGGGATGGGTAGCTGTTGAAAAAGCCGATGTAGTTACCAGGATGTTCCTGGCATACCATAACCTGGGAGGCAATGATGTAGTGAGCCATTCTTACCAGCGCTTCATTGACCTCCCACACTGTGAGTGCAGAGCCGAACGGAGTGATGCCGATGTTCGAGTTCGAAAAGATTGA